TTTATGTTGAGGAGGCTTATCAAGGTTCGTTAAATTACGCATATAATCAAGGTTATATAAGAGGATTAGCATGTGACTTAATCGCATTACCAGGAGCTAGAAGTCAAAACCCAACATCAATTGCTTATAATTTAGAAAGATATCAATCACCTGAAACACCATATTTGGTTTCGGAATTAAGAGGTAATAAAGTTTATAACTTATTTAAATTTATCTCAATTTCCGATGGAAATGCTGCGAACACTGAAGTAAAAGTTTCAATTAGTAACTTGTCTTTCAACAATATGACATTCGATGTATTGGTTAGAAACTTCTTCGACACAGATGCTAATCCTGTTGTAATTGAAAAATTCACCAACTGTAACATGGATCCATTAGCCAACAACTTTGTAGCTAAGAAAATTGGTTCAAGTGATGGAGAATACGCATTGATATCAAGATATATAATGGTTGAACTTGCTGACGAAGCACCTATCGATGCAATTCCTTGTGGATTTAATGGTTATACTCAGAGAGAATACTCGTCATTGAGTAACCCATCACCATATCCTGTATTCAAAACAAAATATTACTTCCCTGGTGAAGTTATTTACAACCCTCCATTTGGTGGAGCAGCTAACTCTACGGAATCAGCTGGTGACATCGTCAGAAGAAGTTATTTAGGTTTCTCAAGTCAATTTGGAATTGATGAGGCTTTCTTACAATACAAAGGAACTCAGAATCCTTCAAATTGGGTGGCTTCTCCTCTTCCTGTTAACGGTGAGGCTTGGAACGTGTTAAGTAAAGGTTTCCACATGGACTCAGGAGCAACTGTTGTCACAATCTCTAACTCTTACCAAACAAGTGGTGAAACTGCATTCGAGTGTGGTGTTGCTAACTTTACTACTGATCCTGAAACTCAAGATAACCCATACTACTTCATTTACGCTAGAAAATACACAGTATGTTTCGCAGGCGGATTTGACGGATGGGATATCTACAGAGAACATAGAACTAACCAAGACAGATTCCAACTTGGAGCTAGTGGATTCTTGGCAGGTGCATCCGCATCACAAAGATATCCAAACGCAACTGGTACAGGTTTGTTCAAGAGAATTGTAGTTCAGAACAACACTCAAGATTTTGCTAACACCGATTACTACGCATACTTGTTGGGTATCCTAACATTTGCTAACCCTGAATCCACAAACATCAACGTGTTTGCGACTTCAAGTATAGATTATGTAAACAACTCTAACCTTGTAGAAGAGGCTATTGACATGGTTCAATTCTCAAGAGCTGACTCAGTTTACATCGCAACTACACCTGATTATCAAATGTTTACTCCTGATGCTACTAACTCATTGGATATCATTTATTCACAGGAAGCGGTAGACAACTTGGACAACACAGGTATCGACTCAAACTATACAGCAACTTACTATCCTTGGATTTTGACAAGAGATACTGTCAACAACACCCAAATTTACTTACCACCAACAGGTGAAGTTTGTAGAAACTTGGCGTTGACAGATAACATTGCATTCCCTTGGTTCGCTTCAGCGGGTTACACAAGAGGTCTTGTGAACTCTATCAAAGCGAGAGTGAAATTGACTCAAGAAGATAGAGATACTTTATATCAAGGAAGAATCAACCCTATCGCAACTTTTGCTGACGTAGGAACTGTAATTTGGGGTAACAAAACTCTACAAGTTGCTGACACAGCGTTGAACAGATTGAACGTTAGAAGATTACTACTTCAAGCTAGAAAGTTGATATCTGCAGTAGCTGTAAGATTGTTGTTCGAACAAAACGATCAAATCGTAAGACAACAATTCTTGGATAGTGTTAACCCTATCTTGGATTCAATCAGAAGAGACAGAGGTCTTTATGACTTTAGAGTAACAGTTTCTTCTTCACCTGAAGATTTGGATAGAAATACATTAACTGGTAAAATTTACCTAAAACCAACGAAGGCATTAGAATTCATCGATATCGAATTCTTCATCACTCCAACAGGAGCTTCGTTTGAGAATATCTAAAACAGAAAGGGGGGTTCAATCCCCCCCTTTTTTAGCCAATGAGAAAAGAGTATACAGAAGGGTTTCAATCGGAGAGCACACCGGATATGAAGTATTATGCGTTCGACTGGGACGATAATATTGTTCACATGCCCACTAAAATTATAGTTAAAGATGATAGTGGAAATGAAGTGGGAATGTCTACTGATGATTTTGCGGAATATAGACATATGATAGGAAAAGAACCTTTTGATTATAAAGGTTCAACTATTGTAGATTATGCCGATGAACCTTTTAGAAATTTTAGATCGGGTGGTGACAAAGATTTTTTGGTTGACTCTATGAAAGCTAAAGTCGGTCCCGCTTTTGATGATTTCAGAGAAGCAATCAATAACGGATCAATATTCGCAATTATAACAGCGAGAGGTCACAATCCTAACACTATTAAAGAAGCAATATACAATTATATTATTTCAGGATTCAATGGTATTGATAAAGATCAACTATTAAAAAATCTTAAAAAATATCGATCATTCGTAGACGAGGAGGACATGAGTGACGAAGAACTGATAAAGTCTTATTTAGAACTCAACAAATATAATCCAGTGTCTTTCGGTAATGAAGAAGGGGCGGTCAATCCAGAAGAGGCTAAAGTGGAAGCGATGGAAGAGTTTGTAAGCTACATCAAGGGGATGGCGGCTTTACTTAATAAAAAAATATTTCTAAAGAAAGGAATAAGAAATAAATTTATTCCTAAAGAAGTATCTATTGGTTTTAGCGATGATGATCCTAAAAACATAGAAGTAATGAAAAAACATTTTGAAAATAAACCAGATAATATAGTAAAAACTTATTCTACTGCTGGAGGAGTTAAGCGAGAAGTAAAGTAAGGATACTTGTAGAAAAAAAAAAGTAAAGAGAAAAATTTTTCCACAGGTCTATATTTATGAGTATAAACTAAGAACAAAAAAAATTTAAAAATAATATGGCTGATTTACTAATGAAAATGCCGATACCTTACGAACCGAAACGACAGAACCGTTTTATCTTGAGGTTTCCATCTAGTTTGGGTATAAATGAATGGTTTGTAGAGTCAACCGCAAGACCACAAATAACAATTGGTTCTACAGAAATTCAGTTTTTGAACACATCAACTTTCGTTGCAGGACGATTCAATTGGAATCCAATAACGGTTACATTTAGAGATCCGATTGGACCATCAGCGGCGCAAGCTTTAATGGAATGGGTTCGTTTACATGCAGAATCTGTTACAGGTAGAATGGGTTATGCTGCGGGTTATAAGAAAGATGTGGACTTGGAAATGTTGGACCCAACCGGAGTTGTTGTAGAAAAGTGGATATTGTATGGAGTTTTCTTAACAGACGTTAACTTCAATCAGTTATCTTATTCTCAGGATGGTTTGGCAACAATTACTTGTTCTATGAGACCTGATCGTTGTGTGTTAGTATATTAACATCTAAATTCTATTTATTTTTCATAGATAACTTTTACATTTGACCGTAGAGCATAAAACTCTACGGTTATTATTTTATGGACAATCAATCAAGAGAATACGGACAATCCCAATTAACTTTACCACACGACGTGGTTCCCTTACCAAGTGGAGGACTATTTTATAAAAACAAAAAAAAGGCGATAAAGGTAGGGTACCTGACAGCATCTGATGAAAACACAATCATGGCTGGAGGTGCTGACATGACTTCAATACTTTTGAGGTCAAAAATTTACGAACCTGATATTAAGGTTGATGATTTATTGGAAGGTGACATTGAAGCGATTTTAATCTTCCTGAGAAATACAGCATTTGGCCCTGAAATGGAACTTAACTTAACCGATCCAGTCACAAAAAAAACTTTCAAAGCCACGGTAAGTTTATCTGAGTTAGATATTTCCAAAGGAGAAAAACCAAATGAGGAAGGATTCTTTTCTACAAAATTACCTAAGTCTGAAATGAACGTAAAATTGAAACCATTATCCTATGGTGAAATTTTGGAAATTCAAAAAATGGTCGACAGTTACCCTCAAGGAAGAACAGCTCCTAAAGTAACATGGAGATTAAATAAACAAATTGTTGAAATCAATGGGGTCACTGATAAATCCGAAATTTCTAAATTTGTTGAACAAATGCCGATAGCGGACTCCAAATATATCAGACAATATTTGGATGAAAATGAACCTAAATTAGATTTAAAAAGAACTGTAACAACCCCTTCAGGAGAAAAACTAACAATAAATGTTGGTTTCGGGGTGGACTTTTTTCGTCCTTTCTTCTGATTATAGGAAAAGTCAAATAGATGAATTTTATTATTTGACTAAACTTCTTAACATAAGTTATAGTGATTTTTTGAACATACCTATTTTTTATAGAAAATATATTTTGGATAAATGGGTTAAGGAAAATGTAAGGGACTGAAAATTCAGTCCCTTTCGTATTTATATAAAACAGACAATTAACAGATGGCCGATCAAAAAACATTTGACGAAATAAAAAAGGAACTTTTGGACTCGTTCAACGTAGGAGTCGAATCTTTCAAAGACCAATTTGATGCAATAGCCCAAGCTTCCAACGAATTACTTGGAACTTTTACTCAAGGGAGACAAAGAATAGGTGAACTCAGGACAGCCTTAGCTGACGCACTTCCTGATGTTACTAGATTGGGTGGTGGAATTAAAGATGTTTCACAAATCATCGGAGATGTTGCTGAGGAATCTAGAAGAAATGTTATTGCTTCGAAAGAAGAAGTTGAAATGTTTTACGCCGCTAACAAAGTTCTTGGATTATCAGCTTCACAGTTGTCAAAATCCTTTTTGGATGTCGGAATCGGAATTGATAAAATTGGTGAAAATTTAAACAAATCAGTAGAGTATATTCAAAGTGTTGGAGGTAACGCCAAAGCTGTGATGAATGATGTTAATAACAACATGGAGCAGATGAACCGATATCAGTTCGAAGGTGGCGTTGTAGGTCTC